TGTAATCCATAGGATTGTGGGCACGAGTGCCACTAGCCGAAAGGCTAGTCGAACCTTATCTACCAATGTGATTTATCATGTTGGATCTATAGATTTTTTACTTCTCTTTTGTAAACTATAAGGTACGTTTATAAAACATATCTCATTTAGGTATAAAACTAAATGGCCGCAGGTTATGATCAGGGCTGATTAACCCAGATTAGTTACTTCGGGGCGCGAAAGCGCCGAATAAACCAACTGAATAATTTTCAAAAGACTAATAACTAAACTTACTATCTTACCAAAAAGGTCTTTTGCAAAAGTGTTCAAGCCCAAAAGCTTAAATACTTTTACTAAGATACGTTTGGTAAGCCGGTTACTCTCCTTAATATTAGGGATTAATAATCGGGAACTTAACAATTTTATTTATCAAGTTGAGAGCATGAGGTTAAAAAGTGGGCTACCATACACTATAAAGTACTATAAAGCTGCAAAGCTCCATATTACTAGATATATGTGTGGTAAACCTTTACTTTCTAACGACTCAGGCGTCTCATTAATCAACGGATTTCCCAAGAAACTTCTTTATCTGAAGGAACTAGTGGATGGTTGTATTTGGAGTAAAAGAGCCGTCATGACTCTTTTATCCTATACAAGATCCATAATCCCAACAGCTAAGGAAGAATCTAAAGTGGAAGTAAATCTCTCTTCAATCACTAATAAATATTCGGGTAAAGATTATACAATACCTAAATGATTTATAGAGGACTTTGTGAAAGATTTTGACCTTAAATGCGAGATTCCAACTTACGATAAATCTTGTCACTTTTTAAGTAACAAGAAATCGCCATTTGGAAAATCGACTTTAAGTGGTCCTTACACTTTGTTCTACCTTGTGCAGGAAAAACCTAGTTTTATTGATAAATTTAGCGCGTTCTTTAGAGAACCCGCCAAATATCAAAAATTAATCGGGGACTATATCCAAGTTATTTGGAATGATCACCGTAATTTAAGTAAAAATAAGTTTACCCCACTCAATGGTATAACAAAGATTTCCATTGTTAAGGATCCTGAGCTAAAGATGAGACCAATAGCAATTTTTGATTACTATAGTCAATTCTTATTAAAGCCTATCCATGATGAATTACTTAAGAAATTAAATAATTTACCACAGGATAGAACCTTTACTCAGAATCCCCATAACGATTGAATTGTTAAGGGCAATAAGTTTTGATCATTAGATCTTTCTTCAGCAACTGACCGTTTTCCGCTAAGTCTTCAAAAGAAATTAGTAAGCTCAATATATGATACTGAGTTTGCTGATGCTTGAGAAAGCTTAATGGTTAAGAGGCCTTTTAGTTTCCGAGGTAAGACACTAAGGTATGAAGTGGGACAACCCATGGGAGCATATAGCTCCTGAGTTGTCTTCACTTTATGCCACCATCTAGTAGTCCATTGAGCTGCACACTTGTGCAAGCAAAAGGATTTCAAAAATTATATCCTTTTAGGAGATGATATTGTCATTTGTAATGACAAAATCGCCCAAAAGTATATAACTATGATGACTAGATTTGGTGTCGAAATCTCGCTAAATAAGACACATGTAAGTAAAAATACATATGAGTTTGCAAAGAGATGAATCTACAGAAAAACTGAAATATCAGGAATCCCTTTAAAAGGAATCTTAAATAATATTAATAATCCATTGATTGTTTTAAACCAATTAATGGACTACCAACTTAAATTAGGGATCATTTTAAAAGGAACACTGCTAGATGTGGTTGGTGAATTATACCATAAAATTAAACTAGGAAGGAAGGTACATACCTTCAATTCTTGTAAAAAGTTATGTTATAATTTCTACTTCATCTTGAGATACGCTCACGGTCTCATAACACCCTTTGAAATACGAAAGTACTTCACAGAGTATATGGACAATGAGAATATCTCAATCCCAAGTAGTGATACGGATATTTCCTTATTTCTAAGGGCCGTTATAAATCAAGGTCTTATCTTAACTGCAGAACATAGTGGAAACACAATAAATAAACTTTATAAAACCTTTATCAAGAATTATTCCTGAAAAGATTATAATAAAGAAGATTTAAACTGTAACCCTATATTCAACGCTTACATCAATAAGCTTAGTCAACTCAAACTTAGTTTAACTAAAATAATTAAACAAAAGGATGAGAAGGTTAATCTTATTGAATGTATTCGTTTATTGCAGATAGATGAACCTGATAGAATTGTAAACGAATTCAGAAATACCAAGGTTAAAACCATGAATCTTGATAAGGCTTGAGCCAAAGGGCTTAAGGTACTTAAAAAGGTAAATGATGATAACTATGGTAATTTTGAGTTCGACCTCTACTCAAATAGTAAAATTTGGCAGAAGTACTATTTACAAAATCTAAAAGATAACTTTGATAAATTAGATACCGTTAGGTACCCGATTACTTCCTACTATTAATTGCTTAATAGAGAGAGTAATGCCAATTAAAATTGGCCGCAATTCTATGATCACAAAT